AATACTTGTATGCAGTTAGTATGTCAATACTTGTATCATGTTTGAATTGATCAGGACCTGCAAATACAAAAGGTGTATGCTCAGTGTAGTCTGCTGATGGCAAGAGATCTCTTGATTCTAGTAGTGGTCGATGACAAGAATGTGTTTTGCCATAGCGATGTGTATATTCTAGAGACAATGCAATACCATGAGTGAGTAACCACCATGCATTTTCTAGAGTTTCATTTGCCCAGATTGTGCAAGGATGATTACGAAATGCACCTCTAGATGTTTTGTATGGTTGTCCATCATTACGATGTATTTTGCCATAACTATGACCCCACTCATCAGAGCAAACAATAGAAAGCATTTGACATGTTTCTAGTGGCATCTTGACAATATGTTTGTCAGGAAGCACTCTTGCTGAGACGGTGGGGTCAGGATCAGTTACGAAAATGTTCATGAAACCTTTTGACTATGATCGTATTCTATCTTAATTTTTCTTTTTTGTCCATACTTTAAATGATACTCTATTAAAATTTTTTTGGTTTCTGTGATTTCGTGACTATAAAATTTGATTGATTGATTTAGTGTGTGATTGTCTCCACTCATGTTTCTTTCTTTGGATAATAAACTTCAACGTAACTGTCGCACTTTGGACAATGTAGATTGGTTACAAAACTATACTCCTCTGCGTGAGGACATTCATTGTCGCCACCCCAGATAAGTTCGGTATTACAATGCCAACAATTCACTTTTTAAATACTCCAAGTTTTGCAAGTAAATAAACGGAAAGTATTGTCCAGAAAACTACTTCTAATCCTACATTGTTCATGCAAAACCTCCTTTAGATTTAGTTTTTTTATCAAGCACTACAACTCTATCGAGTTGACCTGTACCTGCCCATTCAAACCAGTATTTCTGTGCTTCTTCCCAGTATTCAAAGGTTTTTGATTGTCCAGTTTTAAGAAATACTTGATATCTGTGACGATCATACCCACCATCATGTGTTGATGTAAAGTATCTAGGGTCGGTTTTCTTGATAAGTTCCATTTAAACGTCTCCCTCTTTACGGTTTTCCGAAAAGTGTGCGTCAAACTCCCCACCAGGATAGCGACTCTTGAGTTTGTTAACATTCATGTCAATAATTTCTTCTGGTGTAGTATCTAAAAGAATACATGCTTGAATGAAATACCACATGATGTCACCTAGTTCACGTTTCAAATGAAATAAGTTCTCTTGATTTACTGGTTTTCCTTGAAATACAATCTTCTTAATAATTTCAGTAAACTCACCTGACTCAGCACATAATCCAAGTGCAGCAGTTAATGCTCTATGGGTTTTAAATTCTTTAGAGTTTAAATCTCTTAGACGATCTTGAAAATGACCACCATATTTACTCTCTTCAGATGTAACAGCGTCTACAAATTGAGTATACTTTTTAAAATCAATCATACTTTAAGTCTTGAAAAGTTTTTTTGGATTTGAATTTTTGAACTAGATCATTCTCAACTTCTTGTCCAGAATCAACTAGACTATCTTGAGCAGATTCTTCTACATCATACAACCTCATCTTCGCTCTGTCAATACCTACGCAAAATCTTTTATTCATTGTAGGATCATTGTATCGATTCTTTAGTTGTTTGACCATAATCTGATTCATTCCTTCAAGCTCTTCAGTGCTAATAAGAGCAAACATAAGATCAGCAGTGGCAGGAAGACCGAAGGACTCACTTGTGTCAGTAAGATCGATATCAGTACTACCATAGCCAGAGCGAGTCGTTTGAGTAGCGGATACAATCGGGACATTTGTTTCAACCGCAAGTCCTCTAAGTTCTTCTGCAATCGCTTTAACATAAGTGTATGAGTTTACTATAGATCCTTTATACCTTTGAGAGGCACAAATATTTAGATAGTCCACAAAAATGATATCAGGTTTAATACTTCTCTTTAAAGCAAGATCAGCAATGAGAGATTTAAAATGACCTACATGTGCAGAGGCAGTAGGATACTCTTTAATAATAAGTTTACCTTGAGTTTTCTTTGATAGATTAGTTACCTTTTTTTCAAACATTATCTTAGGCATCTCTGCTAATTTTTGAATAGGAACATTCAAAAGGTTTGCATCTATTCTTTCGGCAATTTTTTCTTCTGCCATCTCAAGAGTAATGTATAAAACATTCTTACCTTGGAGTAAACAATTACTAGCGACATGACACATAAAGAGAGACTTACCCACACCAGTACCTGCAAGAGCAATGTTGAGAGTTTTATTAGGTAACCCACCTTTTGTAATCTTGTTGAAGAATTCCAAATCGAAAGGAATTTTGTCTTCGCGTCTATGGTAGAAATCGAATCTTGCTTCTGCGTCTTGAACATAATCGTGACCGATGTGTTGGTCGAAAGAGACACCTAATGCTTCAGATAAAATCTGTGGGATAGCACCTTTGTCTTTTTTCTTATCTTGTCCATCAGCAATCTTTACAGATTCCATCAAAGACAAATAAATCGCTCTCTCTTGACACCACTTTTCTGTGGTATCAACTAACCAATCATAATCAGATTTTTCTGTAGATAAAGTTTGCAGTAGTGCAACTATATCTTTATATCCTTCTTCTGTTAAATCAGTTCTTTCTTGACACTCAATACTAATAGCATTAAGAGATGGCAATGAATCATACTGACTAATATATTCATGAATTTCTAAAAATACAATCTTATAAGTACGCTCATTAAAGTAATCTGACTTAATGAAAGGAAGAACTTTTCTTGCATACTTCTCATTAAATATTAAATTGCTAAGAATGGTTGCTTCTAAACTCATAGGTAGTGAAGATAAGATCCGACAATGTATTTTTTACCTGATATAGGAGGTAAACCTGCATGTCTGTATTGCCAAGTGGCAGGAAACAAAAGTATTCTACCACACTTAGGTTTGATTGCAAGTTTTAATTTTGGAAAAACTGTTTCTCCACCCTCTTCTACATCATTCAAATATAAAAAACAAACTAAAAACCTCCTAGCAGAGGCATGATCACCTACATCAACATGTTCTTTGAACTGATCGTAATCATTATTTTCATACATCTTAAGTCGGAACTCTTCATATCCCCATCTCTCTGGAAAGTCAGGACCGACATCCATAGTTGTAACATACTTAGATACAACTGTTTGAAATATACTTGATATACTTCTCTGTGGCAAATCCCACAAAGGATCTTTTGCCATAAACCTTTGTGAGATATTCAATTCATGGAAGGTAGGACGATTGTCTCTATCTAAGTAAGTACTTTCAGACTTATGAAATTGCTCTATAACATTGTTGCAAAAAGCAGCATCAAATGCATCATCATATAGTCTGACGTATTCTTTTAGATTAGTTGCCATAGCGAAACTCCTTCGCAGCAGCTTCGTCTAATTGTTTCATTATTTCTTCCGTGAAATATTTATCAGGATCGGCAAGAATAGCAGAAGGATAAACGGAAGATTCCCCAACAACAACCCTATTACCTTTCCGTTTGAAGATTCCATATTTTTCACCCAATTCCAGTAAGCCGTAATACCTGTCCAATCCACGGTCGTAAAATAGTCGAGTTTCAACTTCGCAGTTCTCCTTTGTTAGTCTGGATTTTTGGGCTTTACATTTGATAATATTTCCAATAACCTCCTTACCATTTTTTTCCTTCTTCTTTGATAGATATATAATTGTTGATGCAGCGTATTTGAGTCCACTTCCACCTCCCATTTCTTTTGTTGGAATATACGCACCCACCACATCATAAGTGTGATTGGTAACTAATAGAGGAACATTAGATTTACCTAATTTAAGAGTTAATACACGAAAGATTGATTTTACAACTTGTGCACGAGTCATGTCACGAGTTTCTTTACCCGCTTCAGAATCTTCTATCTCTTTACTTGTAGATAACATACCCAAAGAATCAAGCACAAACATCATTGGTTTGCGAATATCAAATGGTTGCTCCAAATATCTATCTAGGATCTTAATTGCCTGAGTTCGGAATTGTTGAACAGTTGTTACAGGAACAATTAACATTCTGTCACTATCGATACCTCTATCTTCGATCATCTGCTTACTAATAGCAGATTCAGATTCAAAGTAGATTACGCCTGCATCAGGATTAGCGTCAAGATAATGCTGAACGACACCAAGGCAAAAGAAAGTTTTACCAGTAGACGATTCACCAGCGATAGCAGTGATTTTATTTCCAGGGACTCCACCGTAGATAGATCCACTAACGAGAGCGTTAAAGATATAAGAACCAGTGTCAATGTAGCCGCTTGTGTCACCAGCTGCCACTCCTTCAGAAACGAGACTTGCGTACTCATTGTCAATCTCCCTTACTATGTTCTTTAAAAATGAATTTGTCATTCAGTAGTCTCAAATAATTTAGTGATAAAGTTAGAACGCTTCATTGCACGTTCAAACCATT